AAAAACTTTATTTGTCATACCATTAACTACAATATCTACAAACTTAGATAATACAGGCACTGGTTTCCAGTCTAAATTAAGATAAGACATGTCACCATTAATAGCTAACTCATCTTTATATTTTTGTACAGGCTGTTCTCCTCTTGCGTATAATCTTAAACTATGAAATCTATTATATGATGTAGCAAATCTAGTTCCATTACCGCCTTGTCTCCACCATTCACCTTCAATAGCTTGAGCAACTTGCTGTCCATATTTCAACGAGCTTTTTACTTCGTCCGGCACAACTTGGCTAGGAAAAGAACTGTTTGGATTTGTGTATATATTCATTTACTTAATTATTTTTGATAATGTACCTTTGTTGTTGTATCTTTTTATCCCAAGGTCTATAGTTTTTCTTATCGTTCTATTAACTGGAGCATATCTATTTTTATTACAAGCCATAATAGCAAGTCCAGAACTTATAGATGCATCATATTTTGTTCTTCTTGTTATGTCAAAATTAGCCCAGTCTTCAAGTGTTCTTTGAAAATACATATCTCCATAACTGTCACCATCAAATCCCACAGCATTTTCTATATATGTTTCAATAGCGGCAGCGTGCGCTTGTATTATATCTTGACTAGAGTTAGGTATTCCACCAATCTCTCTTTCTGTTACTGATAATTTAGCATAGACTTTGTCTGGTCTATTCATACTAAATCCTCTATAACCTCTTCTTCTAAAATGATATAATAATCTAGGTTTGTTATTTTCTGCTAGTATTGGCATACCATAAAATATACATGCCATAAGTACATCTTCAAAAAACAATTCAGCAGTTTGCGGGCGAGCGATATATTCTAAGAAAAAATGATCAGCAGGAGCATTTTCCATGCTAAACTTAGTTAAACCACTTAAAGCTCCTTTAGAACCTCTTCCATCTACTGTGCCTGATATATCATAACTATCACAACCAAAAGCACCCATGTGCTCATTACCTGGATATTTAATACCATTTTTAATTATAAATCTGTTTTGTAAATTTGTTGGTGGCACCCAAGTTATAAGAAATCTACCGTTTTTGTTAGGTGAAAAAACCACTCTAGTATCAATAATACCATTTTCCCATTGAAAACTTCCAGCAGTTACAACAGCGGCAGATGATGCTTCCTCGTTGTAATCAATTTGCTGATATATTTTTGTTAAATTAAATAAAGACATTTTAGACTCGTCTCTAAACGCATGCTTAGTTGTGCGAGGAAACTGTCTATAAAATTCATTTAATCCATCTTGATCGTCTTTAAGACCTTCTACCTCATTCTCCCAATATTCAATGACTCCAATTTTGATTGGTACTCCATGAGGTCCATGCACTTTTTCTGATGGGGTTTCGAAGACAGGGTAGCCATAAGAATCAATGTATCCTTCGTAATTCCACTCCATAGGAATGAACAAAGAATAGAGTCCTGAACGCGTTTGTCCATTTGCGTTTCTTTTTGTAACATCTGAGTCATCATATAATTTTTTAAAATTTCTACCACCTTTGTCTAAAGCGTTTGATGTTGATCCCATCATACACTTGCCAATTACTCTAGAACCTAGTCTTAATGTTGTTTTAGTAACACGCCAATTATTTTGTATATCATTAGGTCTTTCCCATTTACCACTTTCATCATGCACTAATAACCTTAGTTTTTCACCATCATAAGCATTATCTCCTGTGTTTTTCCAATCAATAGTTGTATCAAGCCCAGCAAGATCTTCTGGTTTATCTGTAGATACTATAGACCTTCTTGTAAACTTAGAAGCTGGCACACGATACGCTAGTTCTGTTTTAGGTCGATCCATACCGTCTTGTATAGGTTTAAAAAAGAAAGGATAGTTAACTGATATTGGTACTACCTTGTCTGTAAACATTTTTTTAGCATCAGCACCAGATTTTGATAATATACCAAAACGCGCGTCAGTAGACATTGTAGCCATATTGACAGTTTCTCCAGATGCCATAAATGAAAACCCAGATCGTCTGTTTTTTAAATAACACATACCGTAACTTCGGTAATCTGCTCTGCATGCTTCCCAAAATATAAAAAATAATCTATTTGATTCTCTAAAATCTGGTTGGCCAACATCAATTTTTGACCATTGTAAGTACATATAATGAGTACCAGTTATAAATATAGGTTTATCTTTGTTTATATACCAAAAACCTTCTTCACGTCTTTTAAACTCAAGGTTAATATAATCATACCATTTTTCCTTAAAATCATCTGGATATTCTCTCCAGTCAAAAACGGTTTTTATTCTATTTAATACTTTAGGATAATCAAACCTGGTCCATTTATTTTCTTTAAACTTATAAACATTGTTTTCTTTAGGTAAAGCTATTTTAAGATTTTGTATTTCATAAATCTCTCCAATTTGTCCAGTCTTAGATATAACAACCATATCATAATCATCATTATATCCATACTCCCATTTATTATACCTATTCATTCGTTTAAGAATTTTAGGTTTAATATAATCAGGTAATACTTTATATAAAGTTTGCTTATACATTATTTAGATCTTCCTTCAGCAAAGCCACGAAATGTACTTTCTTTTTTAACTTCTTTAGGCTTTTCTTCTAACATATCTTGTTCCTCATTAATACGATTAAGTATTTCAAAAGCATCAAATATAGCTAGTTTTTTTGTAGCAGCAGCGTTTTTAAGTCTGTCAGCTGAAATATCGTCGTCTGAATCTACAATAGCTTCTTTAGCAACTTTAATAAGTTCTTCAACAGCTACGTGTCCAGCTTGGATTATATTCTTTTTCGTTTCCTTGGTATTCATACTCTATAATAATATCATTTGATTTCATACAATAAAGACGTTGTTCGCCTACAATAAATTCCCATTCTCTGTTAGCTTTAAATCCTACAAGATCTCCCTCGTTAATTCCTAGCGCTTCTAATGAACTATTACCTATTTTAAGTATACCAATATGTTTTTGTTCAATATCAAGCGTTAAATTGTCAATGTCTTTTATAGGTTTTATAAAACACCTTTGACCAATAGCTAACCACTTATTATCTCTTTTGTATAGATAAACTTGATCTGGTTTACAAAAATATAAATCTTCTTTAAAATATTGCCCACTGTTTCTATCTACACCCCTAACGTCATACCATCTTCTAAATATATTATGGTGCACCATTACTTCATCTCCAACTTTTAAAATAGTTTTAAATGCTAACGGTACAGAAACTATAATTGCTTCTTTGCTAACTAGTTTGTGATCTTCAATACTGGTATTTAGTATTAAAGTTTTATCACCAACTTTCTTTTCATTATTATATCTACTATTTTTAGGAGTTATAATAAAGTCATATACACTGTTCATTAATACTCTAAGTCGTATTCAACAGAGATAGCCATGTTAGAATTAAACTTCTTCCACGGCATAACCTCGTCTTGTTTTTTAATGTATATGTTATAAGAGTTGTCAGGTTTATTGAAAGTAATATTATTAATAATATGACCTCCATAAACAGATTGTCCAACAGAATAATGCATAGCTTCGTTTTTATAGTCCGCGCCTATACTTATTTTTCTTATAATAGAACTCATGTTATTTTACTTCTTCAGCTTCTACTTCAGGTACTATTTCTTCGTAAGATCCGTCTTGTAAGTTAATGTTAACTTGCCCGTACTTTTCTTCTAACTCTTTTTTAGTTTTGTTTAGAGCATCGTTAAAATCTTTTAACGCTGCAGAAATTTCAAATTTCTTAGCTTCTAATGCTCCTAAGTCATAAACAACTGTTTGAATTTTTTGTTGTTGTTCTTTAATTGTTTCTAACTCTTTGTCTGTAATTTTTAAATCTTTACTCATTTGATTAAATTTTAATTGTTATTAATTGTTTTACTTATTACTATTATTACTTATAGTTTTAAATTTTTCCGCTCCTCGAGAACCAAAGTACGCTACGTAAACTGTTGTAGTTAAAGTTTTTAATAAACTTATCCACTCTTGCTCTACTGTAAAAGATATACTTTCATGACTATCAACCCATATAAAAGCAATAGTCATTACAGATAAAAATATCAAAGACAAAGGGCGTGTATTTTTACTAAGCCATGAATCGCTTTTCATATCGCTTTCCCAGCGCTTTGATACTTCTTGCATTTCAATCATATCTTGTTCTAATAATTTTAATGCTTTTTCTTTATCCTCTACAGGTAATGCAGGGTCTTTATGTATTAAGTTTTTAACTAAACCTAAGACACCGTTATTTGGTAATACTTCACCAACAGTACCTAATATACCTGGCGCAGCTTGTGATAAAAATTGCCCAACTTTTGTTTCGTGAAATTTCTTTTTACTCATAATGCGTTAAAAGGATCTGTTTTACTATATGCTTCTTTCTCCCAAGGTAAATTAGGATTACCTTCTTTCATTTTAGAACGTAAGTATGTTTTACCTTTCCAATACACAGCGCTATCATCGTAATCTAAATCTCCACGTTTAACTTGATCAATATGCACTTCTTCATGTTCCACAACACTTTTTTCTGCGTCATCAGTTAAGTTTGGCGCTACTAGTATAGTACCGTTTTTGTTTCCTTTGCCTAAAACACCTTCTTCTAATTCTCTTTCATAAACAGGAGAACCGTCTATTTTAAACGGTGGTTTAAGTTTAAATGCCATTTATTTTTGTTTTTTAGGTAGTCGTTCTTTTGTTTCTTTATTAACAATAGGTTTAAGTTTACCCTTCTTTTTTTTAATTGATCTGTGCATATGTCCTTCTTTACCATCATGACCTTCATTGTTTAATGGAGATGCTTTTCTTGACACTGCTTTATGGTCTTTTTTATATCTTGACACTCCAGCTTTATCATCTACTGCATTGTACTTCATATCGTCATACCTTTTTTCTCCAATATAACCAGTTCCATAATTAACGTTATTAGCTGGTGATGATTTTCTATGTGGAGCATTGCCATGTGGTGCATGTGGTCCTTTTTCTACAGAATATCTTGACATTCCTGCCCCGTGTTCTTTTTTTCCTCTTGGAGTTTCTAAGTGTCTTGAATATTCACCATCAGTCATAGCGCTATGATCACCACGGTTTCCTTTTTGTTTAGCTGGTGATCCTTTATGGTCTGCAATATCATTTTCTAAATAATGCATTCTAGCTTTGCTAGATAATCTTTTGTTGTACGCTTCTTTTGCGTCAAATCTTTCAGCGGATTTCATTCCGCCCATGTGTTTGTGTATTGGATGTCCCATTTTTTTATTTTTAATGTTATATAAATGCTGTTAATTTTCCTGCTGTGGTTAGTGTGTTTGGTTGACCACCAGCAGCAGCAGCACCAACTAATACTTTTTGTACAACAACTGGTAATACTTGACCAGCTGGTATATCTTCAATAAATACTAAATCTCCACCAATAGTTTCTACATATAAATTACCTGCAGTACCAACATATATCTGTGCTCCTGGAGAAGCTACACTATTTGCATCGTATATTTTATAAGCCGATACAGCTGTACCTCCAGCAAATGGAAATATATTTGCAGAAAGTAACAATGTAGTATTGTTTACAACTTCAACTATAGTAGCTACTAAAGGTGAATTAGTACTAGAAGAAATTGTAGCAAACATGTTATAAACTACCATACCTCTTGAAACACCTTCGTTAAGAATTGATCCATCAGCGTTATAAGTAGTTATAAAATTAGCATTAGCATCAATCAGTTGATTGTCTGTTAACTCTGGCGTTGTAGCTGTAGAAGCTGCACTAACTCTTACGCTAGGTCCCGGAATATTTATAGTGTCACTAGGAGCTACCGGTATCGCGCTAGTATATGAGCTTGGATTTATTATCATGATTTTAAAAGATTAATTGTTTTTTTGCTTTCAGTTATAGCATTAGCTGCTTGAGCTGAACCTATTGCGTTTTGCACTCTTTGATTTCTACTGCCAGCGCTAGCACTTTGATATTGATTACCTTTTTTTTGATTTCTTTTTATCATCTTCTCTTCTTGCTTAATGTAACCATCGTTTAACGGTGAAGCTTTTCTAGACATACCATCTTTAGGAGGAGTATTAGTAGGTTGTTTATCAGAAATATGCTTTCTACCTTTTCTTTCTTTGTCTGACGGAGCTTTATGTTCTGAAGCGCTAGCTAAATGACTTGCGTATTTACTAGGTTTCATACTGTGAGCGCCTATAGCATCTAACGGAGATTGTTTTCTAGACATCGAAGCGTCAGCTCTACTGTTGTCTCTTTCTTCTTCAACAATACTGTTATCTTGTTCTCTGCTATGAGCAGCTTTAGCGGCTTTAATTTGATCTTGCAGCTGTGATTTAAGTTCGTAATCTATACCACCTTGACCTTCAGATCCCATTTTTCCTTTGTTTACTTTGTCTAGTTTTCTTTGTAGTTTACCGTGTTTGTTCAGTGGGCTTTTGCCACTAAACGCTCTTTGAAATGGTGATCCCATAATTATCCTTTTGCTATTTGAGTTATTGGCCCTGCTTTATATACTGGGTCCATAAATTTTAATTTCATACCGTAAGTTCCATTGCTAGAACCTTTACCGTGTAACCTTCCTTCTTGGTCTAAAGGTCCGTCCCATATTTGAGACTCACCTACAATACCAATGTCTTCTCCTTTTGATTTAGAAGCATGCGAGTGAGCTTTGTCTTCTATCATATTTAATGGTGATTTTTTCATAATTTTGTTTTTTAATATATTTCTTCTTCTTGACCTATGCTTCTATCAAAAGATCCTGGCATAGGTGCTCCAAACATTCCGCCTGCTGCTTTCTGTGCTCCTGGCGTAAAAGGTGAAGCTATTGTTGGTGCGTTTGTTAATAATTCTGGTGTTTCTTCTTCCATACCTATTTGGTTTGGAACAGTATTTAATTCTTGTTCAACTGGAACCTCTAAAGTTTCTTGAACTTGAGTAGGTCCTTGATTTTGTTTTCTAATCATAGACCCAACCTGGTTTTCTAATTTAGAAACTCTACTCCTTATTTTACCAGCATTTTTTTTACTAGAAAAACTACCAACTGCTGAACCTAAAAAACCAGTTCCGAAATTTATTGGACTATTACTCATCTTTCTTTATCTTTGTTTACATTATAAATAGCTCTTGTCAGTACTTTATCTGTATAGCTATTACCTTTTATTAATTTATTTCTTCTTTCACTAGAAGGTATATCATCTTCACCTAACATGATTCGATACATTTTACTTATAAGTTGTTTGCACTTAAATGAAACTTTATATATATTATACTTTTGAGTTGTTCTGTTTCTATGTCTCCATACAACAATCCAATCTTCTTTTAGTAATCTGTTCCAGCGCCTGTTATCCCAACTATAAGAATATGTACCTATTTCAAAATCATGCTTAGTAAAAAGATCCATACAATCAAAATAAATTAATAACTCAAGATCCGCGTCATTTAAGCCGTTGTTTTTACAAGCCCATTTACGTATTATACGATAATGTTTTAGCAAGTTAAGATCTTTTACATCTCTTGCTGATAGCTTTTTCATAAAACAACGACAACGTTTTCTTGTCGAATAACGTGATAAGGTTCTTTATTTATTTCTATTCTATGTGATGATGCTTTATCAAAATAAATTATATCTTTATTTTTTACTGCAACAACTCCGTCGCCTACTTGAATAACTTCAGCTTTTTGGAATCTTACATCTTCTCTTTGTTTTTCTGTAAGAAGTAAACCACCTTTTGTAGACTGGTTTTGTTCTTCTATTTTTTTTATTATTAAATTATTTCCTATCGCCCTCATGTATTCTTATATTATTAATTATACAATCAGTTGATAAAATAGTAGTTGCTACTGAAGCCGCGTTTAAAAGAGCGCTTTTTGTAACTAATAATGGATCAATGATACCATTATCAATCATGTTTACCATATTTCCCGTAACCACATCTAATCCTTTTCCTTGAACTTTAGGTGCTTTGTAATCTAATATACCAGCGTTATCTAATATTGTCTTAAAAGGAGCTTTAATAGCGTCTAGAAGTGTTTGTTCAGCTTCTGACTCAGCTTTGATAGATGAAGATGCATTTAGCAGGGCAATTCCCCCACCAGATACAATACCTTCTTTGATTGCGGCCTTTGTAGCACAGATAGCGTCTTCGACTCTATCACTTTTTTCTTTTAATTCAATTTCAGAATTAGCACCAACTTTTACTATAGCAACTTTAGCAGCTAATAGCGCTAATCTTCTTTCTAGCGCTACTATAAATCCAGGAACTTTTTCTGTAGATAATCTTTTCTTAACTTGTTCAACTAGATCTTTTGCTTCATCAGGAGTTTCTTCTATTTGAATAATAGTATCTTGTTGTCCACTTATAGATTTTTTAGCTCTACCTAAATGCCTAACTTCAATTAAATCCATATCATCTCCTAGGTCTTCATTAATAACTGTAGCTCCAGTCATCATAGCTAGATCATTTAGTTTTTCTTTTTTAGTAAAACCATATGTTGGTCCATCTACTATACATACTTTAATATTGCCTTTCATCTTGTTCATAGCTAATGCAGCTAAAACTTGAGGATCAACATCTGCAATAATCAAAAGTGATTCATTATTTTTTATAGCATGTTCTAATACTCCTTGTATTTTTCTTATGCTATCAATTTGTGATTCAACGATTAAAACTAATGGATTATTTAGTTCACATGTTTTTTTAGCTTGGTCAGTTATAAAATGCATGCTTTTAACTGGCTTATGGTATTGCATACCATCAACTACTTCAACAGATGAAGTTATATCATTAGATTCTTCCATCATCACAACTCCCGTATTTGCTACACTTTTGAAAGCTCCACCGATTAGTTTACCTAGTTCGGTATCGTTATTTGAGGAGATTGTGGCTACCTGGTCGATCATATCGCCTGTAACTTTGATGGAATTATCTTCAAGATATTTTACAACTTTTTTAACAGCTGCGTTAATACCTAGTTTTAATTCTCTTGAATTAATATTTTTAGAACTTGCTTTAGTTAATATTGACTGAGCCAATACTGTAGCTGTAGTTGTACCATCGCCGGCTTCTTCTACAGTTTTTCTAGCAGCTTCTTTTAGTAATGTTGCACCCATGTTTTCAACAGCATCAAATAATACTATTGAGTTTGCCACGGTTACACCATCTTTAGTGATGATAGGTTTTCCTGATTCATCTTCAAGGATAACACATTTGCCGCTAGCTCCTAATGTGGAGCTAACAGCTTTTGTGAGTTTGTTTATCCCTTTAAATATCTTATCTTTGGCATCGCTACCGAAGTTAAGATTCTTGACAAGTTTGTCTGACATAATTAGATTAGATTAAATTTGATTTATTATTTAAAGGTTTTTACGACTTTTGGCCCTTTTAAGAAATCTACTTTCTTAGCATAATGATCTACTGACGAATCAATAGCTTGTTCTGCTCCTTCAAGAGTTTCTCTTCGGGTTACGTCGATCCAAGTATTTTCCTTTTCAGGTTGTTGGTACTCGGTTTGAAAAAAACCATTTGGTAATTGTACTATTCTCCAGTTTTTCTTTTCTGAAAGATGTTTCCAAAAATTAATAGTTTCTTCGTTTGGTTGTGGTTGACTATTCCACGAACTAGTCTGGTAATAAAAGGTCATTGGTTTAAAATTTATTGGTTAATAAAAAATTGTTACTATGTGATACTAGTTACAGGTCCTACAGTTCCTGTTCCACCAGATCCAGTTCCTAACAATATAACTGATTGTTTAGCTTCAAATGTAGCTGTAGAAGCTTGGTTAACTAAAGCACTTTGCTTAACGTATTGGCTTGCTTGAGGAGCCGCTGGCTCTGCAGTAAAATCCCATGCTACGTTTGAGCTTGGTACCATTGGTTGATTCCAAGGTTGTTCTACACCTGCAATAATTTGTTGCCATAATCCTCTAGTCCAAGCAGCTTTTTGACCAGCTGTTGAAGGAGGGAAGCTTGCTGCACCTGCAGCCGCTATGTTAATTACTGAAGTACCACCATTGTCATAAGTGATTGTTGTAGCTGTACCAGCACCGTTTACAGCGATAGTTGCTACGTCTGAAATTTTAAGTGGAGTTTGTACACCACTTACATCCATGTTTAAATATTTTCCCATTATATATATATTTTAAATGGTTAAGGTTCACTGTTGTTTACATATGTCTAAGGCGAACCAAAAAAATAGACATATGCTTAGTTTTTATTATCACTTGTTTTAAGTGAAATTTACCTATTCAACTGGCGGAGTTGGATTTTGCCACGTAAAATATAAGTCTTCGTTTACTGGTGTAATTTCAGATTGAATAGTTGCAGCTATGCTAGCTTGCATCGCTGGTACATCTAATGAACCTTCTAACCATCCGATAACTACAGTTTCAAAAGCTTCAGTGTCTTCGTAAGGTACAAAAGGATCTCCAGCTACGTACGTGTAGCTTTGCGTTCCAATGTTAGTTGATGAATAAGTTTTTCCTCCAGATTCTTCAGAGCCGGTGTATCTGTAATGTACCGTGTATATTACATTGTCTTCACCCTCTGCTTGAATGTGAGCGTTCATTTGTGGGATGTCCCATTTGTAAGTAATTGCCATTTTGTTTTTGTTTAATTGTTATTTATTTATTGTTTATTTATTTATTATGGATTACCACAGCTTTGCGATGTGATTACGCCACTTGCGTTAGTTGTAAAAATAGCCACCTGAGACCCACTGCAGTTAAACTTTGGTTGTTGAGTTGAACTATGAATTGAAAAAGTAGTGCTTGCGTATACTGTGCCAGTAGGATTTACGTATAAAGTGTCACTAATTGCTATATTGCTTAAATTAGATTGTGTTGTGTAAACTGTCACTACTGTTCCACTTGGTGATGTTCCTATCGTGGCATTAAAATTATAATACACTGGGCTATCTACACCATTTACAAATTCTATATCCGCTTTTGCGGCATTATTGACGTTTGCTATTTCTTTATTTCCAACGCCATTGACGCTACCATCAGTCCAACTCATAATTTATTTTTTTAAGCTATTTTAACCCAAGTTTTATCTGGATCAAAGTATATATAATTAGCACTTGTTGCGTAACCTATTATTCTTACATAGTCACCGGTTCCAGTTGGTCTACTGTTAGAAAAAGCGCCAGCCGTGTTAGATACATATAAAGGCGCTCCAATAGTAAAACCATGACTTGATTTGTAAAAGAAACCTTGTAATAACATACCAGCTGTGGCATTTGATCCTAAAGCTATAGCTAACATATACGTTGATTTAGCTTCACTGTCAGCGTCAGCTGTTGTCCAACCACCGTTTGTTTTCACAGCGTATAAAGTACCTGCTGTAACAGTTTCAGAAACTGACCAATTTACTATATTACCGCTTCCACTTGTTGTGTTTGCTGCTGGTGTATCATCTAATATAAGATTAAAAGAAGTTGCAGTTACTACGTTTGAATTACTGTCTAAACCTAATAGCTTAGTAGGTGTTCCGCTACCTGCTAATCCATAACCGCCAAATTTTAAAAGACCAGAATTGTCTATTGTTATACCAGGAACTAAAGATCCTCCATATATATCTAATTCATTATTGCTGCTATCATTTTCTATTTTAAAATAAGCTGTAGATGTAGAGTTAAAATAAACACCGCTAGTTGCTCTAACGGATCCAGCAACGTGTAATTTGTTAAGTGGCGCAGTCGTCCCGATCCCGACGTTGCCGCTGTTTAAAATAGTCATTACTGTTCCTGATCCTGCTGTTGCATTAGCAGAAAGTGAATTAAATTGATAAGAACCCCCTGTTGAATTATCTGCGCCTAAAGAATAGAATCTTGCAGTACCACCTAAGTTATCCATTAAAGTCGCGTTTGCTCTATAACTTGCCGCTATAGATGAACCCCCAATAATAATATTTGGTGTATCTAATTTTTGTTGAGGACTAGTCGTCCCGATCCCGACGTTGCCGCCGTTGTTGTAAGACAAATCATAGCCTATTCGTTTCCAGTTATTAGTTTGAGTATTTGAAACCGTTACTAAAACTGATCCAGGTAGTGTTGAAGAAAGACTTGCTGCCCAACCGCTATTCCATTTGTAAAGGTTCATGTTAGAATGGCCGGAGGTATATTCTATTACTGAAAACTTACAGTAAGACCAAATACTTGTTGTATCAGCTATTGCTATATAAGGCCTATCTTCGCTTCCGCTAGCACCGGTAGATTTACCAAACTTTACAGGGAAGTTTCTTTCTATTCCAGGTTCATTTATAACATAAGCCGTACAGTTAGTCCAGTTATAACCTGAATACCAATACCCGGAAAAACGTACATCAAAGGATTCGCCATAAGCATAATCAAAAACACGTATAACTCCACTCATCATGTTATTTACACCACCAGCGCCATTATCCGGGAGTTCCATTATTAAATAACCCGTTTGAGTTCCACTTCCATTATATGCAGCCCCTGAAGGAGAAAATATTCTAGCTGTAGTGTTTTCATCAGTACCAAAACTATCACCTTTAACGTTTCCATTAACTTCAAGCTTATAGTTTGTTGGGGTAGTCGTCCCGATTCCGACGTTGCCTGCGTTTGTAATACGCATTCTTTCAGTAAAAGTTACTCCGTTTCCAGCTGTACCGCTAGGCGCTGTATACCAAGCGTGAGTTCCGCTTCCTTGTTGATAAGCTGTAGCAGATCCATTAGTAATATAAGTCTCTGTAGTTGAAACACCACTGTCAACGTAATAATTACAGCCTAAGGTAATTGTACTGCTGCTAGGACTTTGTAAAGAACCTGTGCCTACTTGTAAAGCTGTATAATTATACCAGTTACTTGGCGTTATACCTATTGCAACAACAGCTTTGTTAGCATCAGCTGAAGAAGTAATATGCATTTTTTCTGTAAAATCATTTCCTGATCTAGTGAAAAAAGATAAAGCACCTTTTCTAGCCGATATATCGGTAGCAATTGTTCTTATTGAACTAAAATAAGCAGAGTTTGTTCCACTGTAATAACCACCCATATTTATAAGACCCATTATATCATCGTCAGCAGGACTTGCAGAAAACTGTAGCATGTCCATTTGAGCTCCAGCTGAACCAGCATTTGTTGAAACTAGTCTAACTAAATCTCCAGTTCCTTCAACGTGTAACTTAGCCCCAGGACTAGTCGTCCCGATCCCGACGTTGCCCGCGTTATTTATAATCATCTTCTGCGTATTAGCAGTATAAAAATCAATATCCCCTGTTGATACGTTACCAGCTTTTAATATAACACTCCCGCCTGTAGTAGCAACTTCATTACCAATAATTTGTACAAGACCACCTCTTGCCGTGCTTGCTGTTTGCCCTCCACATAAATATAAGGTTTGATTGTCAGAGCCATCAACTGTGTTCATAGAAATAGTTCTAAAACTATTTGCTGAACCTTCTAAAAGTAAATCACCAAATATTAATTGGTCACCTACTACGTGAAGCTTTTTACTAGGACTTGTAGCACCAATCCCGACGTTGCCTGCGCTTATATAGTTATCTGTACCATCTGTATATAATGCTATTTTAGCAACACCTGCGTCGTACATTTGAAGTCTTGCTCCGTCTGTAGATTTTTCTGCTAATTCAAATATATTATTTGTATTACCATTTGATTGTATAGTTAAACCAGAAGATGAAGAACTTGTGCTGTTAGATTTTATAGTCAAAGGTGAAGTAGGACTAGTCGTCCCGATCCCAACGTTGCCTAATTCGTTAATACGAAGTCTTTCTAATAAATTTGTACTAGTACTGTTAGATGTAAAAAAAGCAAGCCCGCCTCCGTAATTACCATTACCAGTTTCTTTAACACCAGTAATTTGACCCATAGCTATTTCTCCGGTACTACCTGTCCACCATCTCTGTGTAAATACTAAAGACGCTCCATATTCGTCAGCGCCAGAAGCGCCAGCAAAATTTAATCTCATTGTTCCAGTTGGATTATGAGCAGAATTGCTGCCACTGTTTGTTTGTAACCCATTAACATGAACACTAGAGGTAGGAGCAGTCACGTCAATCCCGACGTTGCCAGAATTACTATTATATATATCGTTACCATTAGCTAGCCAAAGACCTGTTCCAGGCACTGTGTTAGCGTCAACCCAGTCAATACCTGTTGAGGTTGTTGAAAGAACTTGGCCTGCAACGCCAGAACTATTATTACTATCTAGTAAATATTTTGTTGAATATGTTTTTCCTGTACCCATTTAATATGTATTTCTTACTATGTTAACCCATTCGTATGTTGATGCACCTGTTTGCATACACATATCTGCGTAGCTCGCGTTTTCTTCTGTTACTTCTATTACTGATACATTGTCTATAACTAAAGCACCACTTGTTGCTGCAGATGTTATATAAAGATCAATAGCATTATCGTCTCCAGCACTTGTTCTTACATCTAATGTTACACTGTGAGTTCCAACTGTAGTAGGCAAACCTGTTAAAGTAAAAGCACTTGCACCAGTATATCCGCCAATTCTAAAATCACCTGCATTTAAACTATTAGATACAATTGTATAAGTAAGTAAAACTTTTTGACCGCTTAACGTATTAGCTGGCCATAAACTCCCTTGAATTAAATATTGAGCGGCACTATTAGCGGTAAGCGTTGCTTGCCCACCACTTATAGTTGCGTTTGATGATTTTGTCCAATCACTGTCTGTTGCAAAGTCGCCATTTGTCACAAAGTCAATACCTGTAACTGGAACTGGTTCGTCTGTTGCAGTTCTGTAGCGCATTGTACCTACTTTAGCAGCTGAAGCTGTGTCTGTATCATCAGCCATTTGAATACCACCAGCAACTTGTAGTTTTGATTGAGGCCCAGTAGTACCAATTCCGACGTTGCCATTGTTTAGTATACGTATTCTATCACTACTAGCTGTTTGAAAACTTAATTGTTGAGCTGATTGATTTGCTCCAATATAACCAATAGCTGAAGTTGGATCAACCCATAAGTCTAATCGTTTGTTACTAGCGGAATTTTCTTCAATTCTTATCCAAGGCGCACTTCCTCTAACCACTAATTGCTTAGCAGGACTAGTTGTCCCTATCCCGACGTTTCCGTTTCCAACAATAGTAAAAGCTCTACCGCTATTTACATCAACCGCCATTGCGCCAGCGGCACTCATATTAGAAGTATGTGACGAGCTATCTACTTCAAAAGTATAAGTATTATTACTCATACTAGTTGCTGTCTGTATAATCTTTGCAGCGTTGTTAGTATCGTGTGTTACAGTTAATTTGCCATTAGTTAAAGTTACATCACCTGCAAAAGTTGCGTTTTGTGATGTGTCAAGACTTAAAGCTAAGATGTTAGATGGAGCAAACTGAATTGCACCTGTTGCTCTTATATGAGGGCTATTAGCTAAAGCACCAGTAAAAGTATTATCAGCATCACCATTTAATCCAAAATACGCGCTAATAACGCCACCATCTTGTCTTAAATGTAATCTTGGATTATAATTTTCATTATCATTGTTTGTATCTGCTTCAATAAGTAGTTCAGTATCTCCAACAGATTTTGTTAATGTTACATTACCTACAAAAGTTGTGTCATTACCACTAACTGTTATCGGTGCATTACCTAAAGTTTCTGAATCTGTAACAGAACTTGCGCCTTGCCACAAAGCTACTGTTTGCCCCGTGCCTACACCTGATAATACAGATGAGTTATCTATTTTTTGCCATTCACCAGAAGTACCAACATCGTCATTCCAAATTACCCAATCACCAGTATTCCAAGAGTTAGGCTCGTTACCTGTACCATTTGGAGTTGCAGCACCATCAGCACTACATATATAATAATAACCAGAAGTTTGTGTAACTGTATTTAGATTTGGATTACCATACCCAGAATTTAAAGATACGTCTGGATTCCATGTTCCTCTATATATTGTAGCTCCAGTAATTAAACCGTCTACATAACCTTTTGTTGTTAAAGTTGAAGAACCATCACTTGTTATTGTTGCTGCTGAAGTTCCTTTTCCCGTAATTTCTGCATTTCCGCTGCCAGTTATTTTGAACATATTGGCGCTATCAGAGTTTCTTTTAAATGTTAAATCCCCTGCAGTTCCAGTTGTATTTCCAAACAACACTGTTCCAGACGACCCACTTGCTGCTGATGTAAATCTTAAATATTTATCTGTAGGAAGATTAATATTACCTGCAAAAGTTGCGTTAGCGCCTGTTAAGGTTAAAGCAAGTGTTTGACTACTTGGTTTAAATCGCATAGCGCCCGTACCAGTATTTGATATGTCTGCAAAGCCATTTGTAGTAAAATTTAAATCATCACCTAAAGTTATATCACCTGCAAAAGTTGCGTTGCCAGTTGAATCAACACTAAAGTTTTGTGATAAAATCGCTAAAGGTCTTAAATTATTACCACCTGTTTCTACTGCCCTAATTGTTCTTATACTTGAATAATATCCTATGTCTATAGCTGAAGCAGTTGTTGAATCAACAATAAATCTATTTGAATCACCTGTTACAGTAACACCTGTGTTTGTTGTTGCTATCTTTGGGGAGTTATCAAAATACAATTGAACACCTGCATTTACATCTGCATTTATTAGTGTTTCAGTACCATCAGCATTATAAACCTCAAAATCTTTTGCCCAAATTTGTAATGAACCACTACCTAGTTCTTTTATGTAACTATTATTGCCGTTTGAGTCGTGATATATTTGAAGGTCCTCACCAGTGCCAAAAAATGCTTTTATACCATCATTGTGCCTTGTATTTTTTTCAAATTGGGTTCTAGCTCCATTATTAGGTCTAACGGAAAAATATGTTGTATTACCACCAGAACCATCGTCAGCTTGAAAAAACATATTATTACCATCAGCTTCTTGCCTAATATACATATCACCAACTTCATTATCTATAAAACCACTAGTACCACTTGATTGCAGTCTTAATCCAACTAAATTACCTGATGTTAAAAACCTTACTTGTTGTGTGTTTGCTAGTATAATATCACCAGTCATAGCTGTTGCAGTAGTGTTACCAGCTAGTGGTAAGTAAGGACCGCCAGGTAATGTACCTCCTCCAGATATTGAAATATTTCCACTAGAATCTGTTTGTAAAAATCCTTGCCCTAGCGATGGCACCTGAAGAACACCCGTAGATTTTATTGTGAATTTAGAACTAGTACTTCCCCCAGTAGTAAACTCCATTGTATCTGCGGTAAAATTATAACGAACCTGACCATGATACCTATCTGCTCCAGAAGTTCCTTTAGCAAATAAATAATAAGCGGTTGCCGTGCTTCCCGCAAAAACAGTAGCGGCAGTATCTCCGCTGCCATTACCAACAACTAAATTACTTGTCCCAGGATAAAAACTACCAGGAAAAGTATTTCCAATACCGACGTTGCCTGAACTGTCTATACGTATTCTTGAAGTTGTGCCATTTGAAAAATCAAACGCAGTTGTAGATATAAAACCTAAAACTCCACTCCCTGCTCCATCTGCGTAAATAGTTTTACCTGTACCTCCTGAACCAAAATCTGCTGTTTTTATATGCAAATTACCTATCCGCGCATCACCGTTAACTCTTAACTTGTGATCAGGACTAGTCGTCCCGATCCCCACGTTACCCGTGTTATATTCAATAGTAACTCTTTCGTTTTCACCACTAGTAGTGTCTTTTGATGTAATTGCAAAATCAGCGTCGCTTGAACTACCGCTTCCTATTTTCCAATCAGTATAAGCATCTCCACCCCAAGTGTCACTTGTGCCTCTCATAAACTCTATACCTGTTGCTGGTGATGATTCATGATCAGCGTGTAGTCTCGCGGTTACAGTACCTGAAGTTTTCTTTAATTCAAGAAGTTGATTTGGACTAGTCGTGCCAATCCCGACGTTGCCATCGTCTTTAATACGCATTTTTTCTGCTCTTACTCCAAATTTTTCAGTAACAAAAGCCATATCACTAGATGCGCTGCCTTTAGCTATAGTAACTATTCTTCCAACTGCTCTATTACTTGATGCGCTAACTTGCATGTTTATTTGAGCAAAACTATTAACAGTAGTGTTTGTATTAGTAATTGTAACAGACGCGCCTATAGTGTCTTGGCCACTATCACTTGTCCCATCATAAGCTACATCAGAAGGTCTAGCTATTCCTAATATACCAGTAGGACTAGTAGTACCAATCCCGACGTTGCCATTTCCTAGTATTGTCATTTTAGAATCACTCAGAGTCATATCTGAGTTGTCTATAGTATTATTATTTAAAAAATGAAGCTCTCCAGTTCCATAAGTAGAAGTTCTTTTTAAAGCTAAACCAGCTTTTGTTGCGCCATTAGATGCTATAAAACCTGATAATCCTATAGCTGTATATTCATTTTGGCTGTTTGCACTACCAAAAGAAGCTACAATTTCACTATCTGCAGAGCTTCCATATACTGCAAGTTTATAACTAGGACTAGTCGTCCCGATACCTACGTTACCGGCGTTTAAAACAGTCATATGAACTCTTTGAGTTCCATTATCATCATAAGAGCCAAGATTGAAATTACCAGCTTTACTTTGTATAAATTTAGCTCTTTGGTTTGCTGAAGCACCACTGTGGTTCATTATATACTCACCCCATGAAGTACCTTCTGTTATAGTTCTACCAAGAGTGCCAAATTTTGTATGTAATCCAACAGAGCTAAAAGCAACACCATTTATTGTGCCAGGACTAGTCGTCCCGATACCTACGTTGCCAGAAGAATTAATAAACATTTTAACTGAAGTTGGGTTTCCTGTTAAAATACTTACAGAAGAACCATAATTTGAAGCTCTCAAAATATCACCTGTTCTACTGGTTAGTTTTAAAGCATTTGGACCATAATCTGAAGAAAGTTTTGCAAAATAACCATTAGAATAAGCAGTATCATTTGCTGTTGCTGATATAACACCTGATACTTGTAGTCTATCAAGAGGATTAGTAGTTAAAATACCTACATTAGTTCCATTGTCATAAGTAACACCCGTAGCTAAAGTATTAACGTCTGGTGTCCAACGAGCTAAATAGTTTACAGTACCTGATCCTGATGGAACACCTGGTATATCACCACCTAATACTTTTACTACATTACCTGAAGCGTCAGTACCTAGCATGTAAGTTGGAGTACCTGTGTTATTTGTAGAGTCGTAATTCCTAAATTTCACTGCTCCAGTTGAACTAATATCCACTCTTCCAGCGCTGGCTGTTGTAAAGGTTAAAGTGTCTCCAGTAACATTAACACCGTTACCATTGTTTGTTGATGAAGAATCCTGTATACATAAAAAAGCTCCAGCATCGGTTGATATAAATTTACCAACTCTATCATAAGGCGTTTGAACAGTAAAAGGATCAGACCCTATTGTATTTAGTATCCTAACCTCTCCTTCTACATCTAACGTATAATCAGGACTAGTCGTACCGATCCCAATGTTGCCCTCTTTGTTAATCACCATTCTTTGGACTACACCTTGAGTTGCGTTTCCTGCTGTAGCAAATATTAATTCACCATCAATCCAACTATTCCCAGAGCCTGTTCCTGAAGGTGATCTAGCGTATATAGCAGCCATCGTAGCTTTGTACGCGGAGTTTCCAGACTCTCTTTTACTAAACAAAAGCATAGGAGAAAAACCTCCAACTGTTGTATCGTCATTATGCAATGTTAATCCAATTGTACTTGGGCCAGCAGTTGTATTGCTACTTACAGTATATGTTATACCTAAATCACTTGTATTTACTACTTGAGGATCGTAATTATTTCTACCACTAGCACTTTTTATATAAAGGTCTGTTGTTCCGTTGGGGTTGTTTGTCCAATTTGAATTTAGCATTAATTTACCAACAGGTAAAATTGTCCCGATACCAACGTTGCCAGAAGTTAAAACAGTTACATTAGTTGCGTCTCCATTTGCACTTGTTCCAAAAAATGCTTTACCTGCCTCTGCTACTACATAAGCATTTGAATCATTGTCTGCAACTCTTAATTTTGCTCTGTTAGTTCTTGATTGAATAGTTAAACCAACTTCACCACCACCTTCGCTATTAAATATAGCAAGTTTAGTTTGTCCTAACGTAGAATTTCCTAGCTGTAAAGCAACTGAAGGACTAGTCGTTCCAATTCCTACGTTGCCGGCGTTACCGCTTACGCTACTATCAATAGTAACGTATGGCGTACCGTTTTCTCGTATTTGAAAATTGTAACTTCCAGCAGAGTTTTTACCTACAAGTTCCCATTGGTATGTAGTACCAAGACCACTAGAATAAGGATTTAAAATTAACTCAGCGTCAACGTTAGTAGTAGTTTCTATTTTAATATTACCATCTTGCACTTCTAACTTCTCACTAGGACTAGTAGTACCAATCCCGATGAGACCTGCGCTATCAATATATAATCTAGAAACACCATCTCTGTTTAATGTAAAAATATTAGCATCAGCTGAAAATGTACCCCAAGTTTTACTATCTGCTCCTATATATAAAGTTTGACTACCGTCGTTAACAGGTCTAATATAGGAATTTCCTCTTGACATAAAAAGCCCATAACCTCTAACAGAAGTATAAGACGCGTCACTGTGGTAAAACCTACTTTCAGTGTCTGTAGTTCCATCACCAACAACAAGATTATAATTAGGGCTTGTTTCTCCAATACCTACCTTACCGGCGAAATATCCATTATTTAAAAAATTTAATGCCATGTATTACATTGGATTAGATTAATATTATATGTGCGAAAGTAAAACTCTATATATATCTACTGCTACGCTACCTGAGAACACGATGCTCATACTTGCAGATCCACTTCTTGTTACGTCTGCGTATACTGTTTGGTATGGTGATACATTTTGTGTAACTTCTGCTGTAACATTTTTAGCTAAAGCACCAGTTCCAAATAATGATGTATCTGCTAAATCTATTGTAAAAGTTGTTAAACCATTTGCTTCAACCCTAGCAACAGGGCTAGTATTATCAAGTGTTTTTGATAAGCCATAAGGGTTTCTTTGAGAATTTAATTGTACCCAACCATTTGCTGATACATCAAAGTTAGCTGAATCAAAACCAGCAACACCTTTTTGTGTAGCACCATCTGTTGCACCAGCGCCTGCTATGTTAGCATCTGCTTGTACAATTGTATAGTTTGATATAGCTGGAGATGAGTTTGCTGCAATAGCATTATTAGCAAATATAAAGTCCCCTGGTTCTAATGCTTCAGTTAAGAAAGTACCAGCAACCGATACCACAAAGTAATCACCTTGATCTAAAGCTATATTACTAGCTCCTTCTAAAGCTGGAGAATTTGTAGCTGCATTATAAGATCCTTTAAAAACACCAACGCCTGCAACTAGTAATTCTACTTGACCTAAATTAACACCGTCTGTAGAAGCTGTACCAGTGGCAACGCCTGTTAGCTTGTTAGTGTTCATGTTAAGTGGACTTGCAAAGCTATTTGTTTCACCCGCTTGAGTTTGCGTTATAACACCACCAACAGTTAAATCATCTACTATAGTTACATCGTCTGGGAAATCAACAGTTATACTACCGTTGTTACCTGTTTGTTCTGTTATTGCTATTCTACCAGTTGTACCAAATACTGTAACCGAAGATTTTATACCCGATCCAGTTCCGCCAGCAGTTAAATTCATTATAGCAGAATTTGAAGCACCTGCTGCAACTGGTAACGTATATGTCTCGTTTGTATCAGATGGTAATGTTACTGTTTTAAGATTTAATGCTGTAACGTGACCTGTTGTGTTTGTTGTAACTGAATCAACAGCAGTGAAAGTAGCGCCGTAACCAGGAGAAGCAGTTGATGTTGTATCTGTTCTAGATGTTAAGTCATGGTTAACAATTGGTATAGGACCAGTTTGATTTGTTACACTTATATAAGTACCACCTTGTACTTCTGTTATATCACCAAATGGTATTGTAGCCCATTTATTGTTTTTAGTTAAGAATCTATCAGAAGCTATAGAAGTTCCATCAACAGCGGAAAGATCTGCTGTTACCGTTACATTACCAAGCGTAGGCGTGTTAGGTGTAAGATCGATGTAAGTACCATCTGTAGTTGTTATAGTTTCTACGCCACTTGTAGTTCCTACTTCTATCCAACCAGCAGCACCGCCACCAGTATCTGATACATATTGTTTTAATGTGTCTACTGTTGTGTCAAAATATAATTGACCAACAACACCTGTGCCTGCCGCAGCGTCACTTGCGAACTTCTCTATAACTATGTTCTCTACTTGTATAGAGTTTAAGTTAACGTTATTTAAAAAATTAATTGCCATTTTTTTTAGTTTAGATATAAATTGCCTGTCTGTGCTGAGGCAAATGTTACTGTTAGTTGTGTTGTGTTTACATAGGCTACTTCGCCATATATAATTATATTGTTGTTATTTACTACTGTAATAGATGGAAAATTACCTAATGCACCCGTGTGAGTTGCTGTTATTGTCGCTACATTGTTAAAAGGTATAACTTCTGTTGAACCAGAAACTAAACCCCATTCTGTGCCTGTAACTGTAGATTTTAATACTTCGCCTAAAGCGCCTGGTTTATTTGTACTATCTCTTAAAGCACCTGTTACATATAGATTACCCGCAATAGTTAGAGTTGTTCCGCCCGGGTTAGCGTTTTGTGTCATTATAGAATCTACAAGAGTTGTAGACACTACGCCAGTTACAGGATCAGTTACATCGAAAAATAAAGGTAGCGTTAAACTTGTACCATTAACGCTATCAATTATAAACTTTGCTATTTCACTTATTTTAAAATTCTTTGTAGGATTTCTAAGCGATGCATTTTTCTCCGTACCTAACAGTATATCGTCAGACTCAGGTATAACCGTATTGTATGTATAGATTATAGCCATGTGTTAGTTTTTAAAATGCCGATGTATCTAGTATTTGGTATCTAATCTTTATTTGTAATGTACCATTGCCATTACCAGTAACTGTTCCACCTGTTTTCAACATAAGTGGCGTGTTTACTGCTATATCACCAGCTACTAGCGTCATTGCATGTACTGTACTTGCTGCTGCTGATAATCTATTACCTGGAATAGTAAAAAAAGGTATTGCACCTATTTCAGCTGTAGGACTTGCAGCAAACGTGTATTGAGGTGCTACATAATCAAAATAAAAACTAGCATCTAAAACTCTAATATATTGATTAGCGCCTGGCGCTGCTATTAATTGGACGTCAGTTGCTTGTAAAGCGTTTAATTGTACTGCTGTTAAAGCTACTGTTGTTTCTAGATAACCTTGGGTTAGCAATGTACCAACAGATCCGATCGGAAACTGCACTGTTTTGTTTTCTTCTGTTACAGGGTTTACCTGTGTTCCTAGTAAGTTATCTTTAGCTGTAGGTGTTCCTACTGGATAACTGTATATTATTGCCATTTATTAAGTATTTAGTATGTATAATTGTATACTCTATATACTTACATATATATAGCGATATTTACAAGTGAATAAGATAGAGAAAAAGTGACACAAGGGTGCTACTATATACTTATAACTACCTATTGTCACTAAAATTAAAAAAACGTTACAAATATAGGGCAGTAGTGCTCCCCCTCACTTTTTTCTTTGCTTTTTTCCAGGAAAACTCAACTTTTTAACACCAACCCCACCACTTTTTCACACAGTTTACAACTATATATACAACTTTTACAAACAAATCATTAAAACATTTGGATAATATAAATGTAACTAATAAAAACTATACAATGTTAAACAAACTATTCAAACTTCACATTAAATTCTTACAATTACTAATATTAATATCATTACCAACTGTAATAGTACATATTATAATGTCATAATGTCATGACACAGTGACATGTTGCGTCATACTATCATCACATTATCACTATATAAATAATACTACACTTGTATAAACTTACAAACAAACTACATAACTAACTGGATAATAACTATATAATAACTAAATAAATAATAATAACTATGTCAACTTTAAATTCTAAAAGATTTGTAATCAGAAAATCACTAATTGGTAAAAACCAAATCATTAACTTCACTAACAAAAAAGGTATCACTATTGAATACAATCATGATATTGCTTATGAAATCATGAAAGATAAATTAAACTCTATGAATTGTTTCACTAAGTATAAATCTTACACTTCATCTAATAATATTCCAGTAATACTAAGAGATAAAGAGTTAGTGTAGTGACAAACTGTCATGACAATCTGACATAATGGTTAGTAGTGGTTCGATTCCACTCATGTCAACTAATAATAAATAATATGATATACACTTTAACTTGTGAAAATGGTAAAGAAATCAATATGACTTCTTATATAATCCAACAAATGGAAAAGAAAATAACTAGACAAGATGTTCTTGACAGAATAGAATTCTATAAATCAACTAATAAACTATGAAAAGAGACTTATACAGATTTGCAAAAGCAAGACAAAGAGATCCACTATTTAAAATAAGTAAACAACAAATAGAAGCAATGGAAAGAGCATACTGGTTAAAGTATAATAATTACAAACAAAATCAAATGTTAAATGGATAATAATAATATGAATATACAAACTACATACAATGATAAATTCCAATGCAACTGGTATCACTGTAAAATCAAAAATGAGACATTCTCTTCCCCTCGTATGAAAGATGTCGAAGAGTGGCGCGAAGACAAAATAGTCAATGCAAAACACTATGATGAATTACAAGTGCTACATGACAAAGCAATGCAACATATGTATAATACTAACCCAACTAATTACACAGGAGACTAATGGCAAAAATGAAACAACTAGATGAAATGGCAGAAAAGCTAGTTCCTCAAATACTACACAAAATATATAATACAGTAAATACTGAAATAGCATATAGCGATCTTGATCTTGAAGGTGATCAAATTAGTGATGCTCATGATTATGTAATGACACTCGTAATAAATAAATTAATAAACAATTAAATAATATGGATAAAAGAAAAACAATTGCACTAGCGTGCTTAGTATTTATCGGTGGTTACTTCGCAGGTAACACAAATGGTAAACAACAAAAGGTAGATGAAATACTAACTACTATGAATGAAGTACAATTAGATTGGTATCATTGGCAAGATATGGCAGACATTGTAGAAAGCAAATCAATTCATGGTGATGTAATTGTAATCGGTGAATAGTCTTGTTATTGCGCTAGCAATATCCTTAACAGGACAAGTAGATGACAAAGTGTGTTACAAAAAATGCACACGTCATAACGATGATGTAATACACTTAGATGTTAAATATCACCCTGACGGTATATTTCAAGACCCTCAAGACAGAATAAAAGAATGGATCTGTCAAGGTGAAGGCGAAGGCTTTAGACATACTATATCAAGTAAATTAACCTGTGATGGTAGTAACCATGAAGGAGGTGATGGTAATAAAGGCGAGTGTTATGTCTGCTTCTAAAACTATAAAACTATTAATACTTATAGCTCTATTGTCATATAGTTGTTATAAGTTAGGACAAGGTAATCCTATAATAGTAGAAAAAACTGTTGAAGTTAAAGTATATGACAAAGGTTTTTGTGTGTCTTGTTTTAAAGAACATACTTGGAATGATATGTATGCACTGATGAACACTCATCTTGACTCAATTACAAACAAAACAAACAACTAACTGGATAATATAATAAACAAACAATATGAAATGTAAATGTACAGATGTAATACCACAAGGTCGCTTAGCCTTAGGTTATAGAACTTGCGTAAAATGTAGCACCACAGAGCTTTATAGTTATATACCAATTATTGGTAACAAACAAGTGCTCGAACTACAAATAGTATCACAAGAACTATCTGCAGCTGTACATAAATCATGGCGTAGAAAATAAGGGCGTGAAATGGTATGGTCACCTAACAGTAAATCGAGGTCTTGGCTTCAAGCTTGTATCAGTTGTACAAAGCCACTCGTAGTGACAGTGATAAACGCAGGTTCGATTCCTGCCACGTCCACTAAATAATAAATATGCAAAGAATAAAATTCACATCAAAAACTACCGCTAAAACTAGCGAAGGACTAAAGTATAAAGGTTATGCTGTCGGAGAATTACCACCAACATTTGCTTTCATATATAATGAGAACAAAGAAAACTATGGAATTAAAGAGTGGTTTAACTATAAAGGATTAACATGGATAGCAGAATAATACAGGATATAGAAATAGTCGAGCGTGAAGCTTGTTATTTAATAGACGTTATAGAAACTACATTAGAACGTATTGTAAACTATAACGATCTTAACGAAAAAGAAATTAAGTCCATAAAAGATATGGCAATTATGATGCTCCAAGAATGGAGTTAGCTCAACCGCGGCGAAAGCAAAGGTGAGCACATGCTAGAAATAGGAGACAAGAGTCACACTAACTAGCTGATTAACTAGGTATGGTTTATATAGTTCTAAAAAGAGGTGCTCTATATGCGACTACTGACGAGTATTGAGGTTCGATTCCTCATCTAGTTACAAACAAAATACGACAACAATCGGATAATATAATAAACAATAATATGCTAATAGACCAAATCAAACCAGAAATTTTATTAAAACTAGACAAAGACTACGAAAAGTATAACACAAGTATAAATCATATATACAATGTGTTAGCTACTAAAGAAGTGTATGCTCAATTAACTATTGACGAAATCAAAGATATATTTACATTTGCTAGTTTAGATTATTTGGACTACTCGCCATCAGATATACTGTTTGGCGACAGAATGCTAAAACAAGATTACAATTACAAATACGGAAAATAACAATTAAATTAAATAAACTATGTCAGACTCAATTAAAAAGTACGAAGAACTGTACGACAACAAGCTGGAAGAAAAAATGATCAGCAAAGGCTTCGGTGAAAAAGATTCACACGATGAAGAACACGTAATGAAAGTAGTGTGTAAACACTTCGATCTAGAATTAACAGATACATGGCAAAACGACTGTGATCACTACATATACGAAGAAAGTACAGCCGATGGTTATACTGTGTATGTAAGTTTACATGATGCTAACGCAAACGTGTGTGTAAGTGAAAACATATTCTATTACGACAACGATCTTGCACAAGAATTTACTCAAGCTATATATGACAATGATCATGGTAATGTTAAAATATACTTATCTATGCTACATGACGGTGAATATTGGATTGAAGATGCTATCAGAGAAATTTACATTAGTTTAGTAGAATTATACACTGATATGTGTAAAGACGAGCTAACAGATGAGGGTTGGACAGAACTTACTGACTTAAGTACTCAACCATCAACAGATATGTTAAACTTAATAGCAAATAACTAATATGAGTACTAGAAACGTAACTATGGTAGTCCATAGACAAGAAGCAGAAAAATATGTAAAAGGTTTTGCAATAGAACCAAGTGAAATAGCAGACAAAAGCTACGTAAATATGTATTTACACCATGACGGTTACCCTGAATACCAAGGTGTTCAAACAGCTATGTGGATTAAGCACATGCAAGATGATAAAGGTTTTAATAATTTTGGCGATGGCTCAAGAATTGCATCTCATTTAGTTAAAGACATGCACTACAATGCACAATATTTATATCCTAGTGTAGACAATATTGATCATCAATATACTTATATTATATGGGTAGGTAAGTCTGATCCTTGGATAAGTATCTATAATCAACATACGTCAACTTGTATGTTTGTTGGTACGCCTGATAAACTTGTAGAAAAATATTTAAATTCTGATATGGAATATACAGACTGGAATTACAAACATAATACAAACAAAGCTGGATAATATACATATGACAGACAGACAAATCGAACAAATGGCAATACGTGTAGCAGACATAGTTATACAAGCTCTAGAAGACAAGCAGCAAGAGTGGGATAAAGCTCTCGTTGCTGATCTTCATGAGCAAAATACCGAGCAACAACTATTGGCTCAATTAGCTACAGCTATGACTCAGCTAGACTTTGCTCTTAGCAATGAAGACTACACAAAATGTGCAGAACTAAAACAACAAATACTAAACATAGAAAACCAATTAAACAAATATAAATGATAAAACCAATGCTAGCATACAAAGTTGACTCAAAACCAGTCGACTGGACTAAAAAAGTCTACATGCAACCAAAACTTGACGGCGTACGCTGTGTAATCCAACTTAATGACAAAGGCGAAGTATATGCATACTCTCGTACAGGTAAACCGTGGCTAAATATTAACCACATACTAAAAAACCTTAAACCTTTCTTTGATACGTATGAAGACGCTATACTCGATGGCGAGTTATACAACCACGATCTACGTGATGACTTTGAAAAGATTATATCTCTTGTGCGTAAACAAAAACCTACAGCAGATGATAAAGCTGAATCTAAAAAGCTAGTACAGTTTCATTGTTATGACTATGCTAACGGTTCTGACAATTATTCAACACGTCAGTACAACCTTGCAGAGTTTGTAGAAGATGATCTATATTCTTATTGTGTTAAATATGTACCAACGTATCTAGTTAACAAGCACGAAGAAGCTCTAGACTTACATCACAATGCTTTTCTACCTGACGGCTACGAAGGCTCTATATTACGTCTTGACGGTCCTTATCAGTGCAAGCGTTCTTATAACTTACAAAAGTTTAAAGACTTTCACGATGCCGAA